GCACCTCACAGCATTGTAAGGGTGAGGCGGCAGACCTTAGCCTCAAGTCTAAGAAGGACGGTAACGCGTTGCTATTCCATTACATCCGTGAGAACCTAGTGTTCGACCAGATGATATGGGAGTTCGGTACTAAGAGCAACCCAGACTGGGTACACGTCAGCTACAGCGCCAAGGGAAACCGCAAGGAGATTCTAGAGGCATACAAACACCACGGTAAGACCTCATATAGACTCTGGAAGCCGTGATAGCAGTTAAGAGGCCGGTTGACCCGGTGGGTAGCCAGCCGGAGCCTAGACCCGATAACAGACCTAAACTGGTCAAGTTTGACCTAACAAGAATCTTTAAAAAGAAAAAAAAGAAGAGATGAAACCTAGAAAATACAACGAGGGGGGTAGCCTAAAGGCCGTACCCGAGAAGAGTAAGGGCCTATCTAAGCTACCCGAGGGGGTCCGCAACAAGATGGGGTATATGAAGAACGGCGGCAAGGCTCAAAAAGACTGCTAGCAGTGAAGGCAAATAAGAGTAAAAGCGCGGAATACTACGCCGCCAACCCCGAGGCTAACTCAAAGAAGAAGGCATACGATACCAAGTACCACTCCACCGAGGAGCGTAAGAAGTATCGTGCATTCCTCAATAAAAAGAACCGTGAAGCCGGGACATACGGGAACGGTGACGGTAAGGACTATGACCACGACGAGGCTCGTATGATTATCGCCCGTCGCAATAGAAGCAAAAAATGAGAAACGAAGCATTCAACGATTGGTTATTCCACTATAACCCATACGAGAGCACCTGGAACGCGTTCACACGCGAACATTCCAACGATTACTTCAACGGTGTTGAAATCCCACAGGGAAAGTACCTACAGTCCGCGGATATGAAGATAATCTTGCATTACATCAACTGGAGCCTATCGGGCGGTATAAAGGAGGAGTCAAATGGCTAAATCGTCGAAGAAACGCCTAAGTAACGGGCGCGGAGTAAAGAAAGTGAGCGCAGACAGAGCAACCGTTGGTGTTCGTAACTTTGAGATTATCAATCGTTTAAGCTATGAAAGCTAAGCGCACAGACCTAAAGAGACCCAACGAAGTTATGGTTAAGGCCCCCAAGGGCTACCACTGGATGAATAAGGGTGGAAGGTACTTTCTGATGGAGCACACCGGAGAGTTCGTCCCGCACACCAACGCGGCTATGGAGATGCCGTTTAAGGTTATTCGGGAGCATTAATAGCCTCACGACCCTCAAGCTTCCTGTATATCTTCTGCACCAACAGCCTGCCCTTCTGTGATAGGCAGTATCTGACGGCGTATCCCTCATTCTTGGCGATACCGAATAGCTGACGTACTCCCGAGTCGATGCTTCCCCTGCTAGCATATATCTCCACCAAACCGCTATTCTGGAGCGGCTTATTATAGAGCAGACGTATCTTATTGTCGGATATGGGGGCGAAGTGAGCCCTGCAATACATAAGGGTGAAGAACTCCAGGTCGTAGATAAACATCAGAAAGTCAAACTGCCCAGGTGTCAGCCCGTAGGCCCCGCATACGTCCACCTTCACGTGCCGCAGGTACTTCAGATAGTTGCGTGATATCATCCTGGCCGGCAGTATTGCATACTCGCGCATCCTCCTTGAGTTGGCACCCTTTCTCATATTGTATTTGTTTTGTATTTTCGTATAAGATTTAATACAAATTTCATACATTATTCATTACGATGAGCATCCCCCAAGATATTAAGGAAGAGCTGTACGAAGAATTCACTGAACTCGTTGCTAAGATGAATGGACTCATCGTTAAGTACGACCTCAGTGACTGCGGTTTTGTAATCGCGGCACTCGGTACCGTGACATTCAATGATGACGATGATGAGCCTGAAATGGACATCGCGTTCTCCGTGAATGTTGAGAATGAGGAAGAACTTGACGAGGTCCTAGGATTTATCGTGGAGGGATACCAGCATCAGCAGCGTAACGATACCAGCAGTATAGATTACTGGCTCCGTAAGGGTAGTGGTGGTATAAACTAAAGACATTATGATTAGAAAAATTATCGTAGGGGTGAACCCCAAGGATGCCTTGGCGTATGTCGTGGGCAACCACGCCGGAAACGACGGCACCATCGTAGCCATCGAAGTCGATGAGCGCACCTTCTCCAAATACGGGCGGAAGGATTATGTTATATACATCCAGAACGCCGACGGTACTATGCCGTGGAAGGAGATTATCGGTATGCCGGTGGTCGTGGAGAACGACTGCAAGTTCTGATGAAGGTCCTGCACGAGTTCATCGTAAGGATGCCCAAGAAGTTTAAGGACACCATCAAGTTCGGTGAGGTGGAGCTGTTCCTTGACGCGAGATTCAACGAGTTCGCCAACAGAATCAGTGAGGCGGAGATTGTAGCCACCCCCGTTAAGTTCCCCACGGGAGCCAAGGAGGGTGATATGCTATACTTCCACCATCACGTGGTGCTGGATAAGCGTGCCGAGATTGACAAGGACCTATACCGAGTGAAGTATGACCCCGAGGGTGGATACGGCTCGCAGGCATACGCATACAAGGACAGCGAAGACAACATATCGGTGCTTCCGGGATGGGTGTTCCTGATAGCTGACGAGGGGAAAGAACCCACGTCAGAGACTGGAATCATCATCTCCACACAGAAGGAGATAAAGAGGGAGGGCGTAGTACGCTTCGACACACCCGAACTGCTTGAGATGGGGGTAAAGGCCGGCGATATGGTGGGCTTCAGCAAAGAATCCGACTATACGATGGAGGTAAACGGTGAAAAGCTCTGGAGAATGACACCTAACGACCTGCTGTATGTCAAGGAAGCAGTCTGATTTTACGACCATAGACGCAGCCACACGGCTGATGCACTCTATGGAGGTGGCAATCAATAATATGATTGAAGAAATCAAGAAGCCCGTGGACCCAGAGATAAACGGTTCCGCGCGTAAGGCGGAGCTTCAGTCCATAAAGCAGACGGCCGTGGATGCGCGTGAGCTGTTGCAGGAAAGGCAACGACTGGAGGATATGATACGAACTCTATCCGATAGCGGGAGCATCGAGGAACACGTGGACTTCGCCGGGGGCTTCGCTGAGAAATACAGGAAGTAATGACCGCGCTAAAGAATATAGAGGGATATAAGGACCCTGTGGTCAATATATGTCCCGACTATAGCGAGGGCGAGATAATAGAGATATCCGATATATTCATACAGCTCCCCAAGGCTCCCCCGGTAAAAGATATCCTATTCCAGGGACTCCCTCGTGAGGAGCAGTTCTGGCGTAGGCTCCCCATACCACAGGACCTGGCGCGTATACGCTCTATGGACGAATGGCAGGAGCAGCCCAAGGAGTTCAGGGTGAAGCACGCCGAATACATCGACCAGGAGTTTAACAGACGCCGCGATGGGGTGTGGTTCTATAACAACGGGGTTCCTACCTATATAACCGGACATCACTATATGCTCCTACAGTGGAGCCAGATGGATATCGGTTATGCGAGCTTCCTTGACTTCCAGCGTAAGATATACATCCACTTCGAGGCCTGCAAGCAGGACCCACGATGCGTGGGGCAGATATACACAAAATGCCGACGCTCCGGATACACTAACATCTGCGGGGCGGCACTGGCTGACGAGGGCACTCAGGTGTCAAACAAGGTACTGGGCATTATGTCAAAGACCGGTAAGGACGCGCAGGAGAACATCTTTATGAAGAAGCTGCTCCCTATGTTCCGCTCATACCCGTTCTTCTTTAAGCCGATACAGGATGGTACCACCAACCCGCGTATGGAGCTTGCGTTCCGAGAGCCAGCGAAGAGGATTACCAAGACCAATAAGGTCAGCTCGCAGACCGAGGCGCTAGATACTATTATTAACTGGAAGAACTCCGTCGCCAACGCCTATGACGGTGAGAAGCTGCACTACCTATACCTCGATGAGGCCGGTAAGTGGGAGAACCCGTTGGATATAAACGAGGTATGGAGGGTACACCGCACGTGTCTTCTGGTCGGTAAGAAAATCGTAGGCAAGGCTATGGTGGGCTCCACGGTAAACCCGCTGGATAAGGGGGGCGCTAACTACAGGAAGCTATACTATGACTCCGACCCCACGCGCCGCAACGAGAACGGAAGGACAAAGAGCGGGCTATATAAACTGTTCATCCCATCATACGAGGCGCTTGAGGGTTTCTTCGATATCTACGGTATGCCCATCATAGAGGACCCCAAGGAGCCTGAGCTTACTATGGACGGCGACGTCACATCAATCGGGGCTAAGACGTTCCTATCGAACGAGCGCAAAGCGCTGATGCACGACCCCTATGAGCTCAATGAGGTGATACGCCAGTTCCCGTGGAGTGAGGAGGAAGCGTTCCGTGATTCCACCAAGTCATCACACTTCAACGTGGGGAGGATATACGAACAGTTGCAGCATAACAGGGAGATGTACCCATCCCCAGTCATAAAGGGTAACTTCGTGTGGGAGGACGGCAAGCCGGATACTAAGGTGCTATGGAACCCCGACGATAACGGAAGGTGGACCGTGGCCTGGCTTCCGCCCGACGAGGTGAGAAACAATCAACGTAAGGAGCAGGGGAAGATATACCCCGGTAACGACCACATAGGCACCGGAGGCGTTGACTCCTATGACATCGATAATACGATGGACGGCAGAGGGTCCAAGGGCGCCTGCCATATATACAACAAGTTCAATATGAGCTTCCCATCGAATATGTTCGTGGCCGAATATGCTAACCGACCACCGCTCGCGCGTATATTCTACGAGGATATACTTATGGCGGCGGTATTCTACGGTTATTCGCTACTTATTGAGAATAACAAATACGGGATAGTAAGATATTTCGAATCAAGGGGTTACGATGGATATATTATGGATAGACCCGAACATCTGAAGGCTCCGGGCTCACACTCCAACGTAAAGACCAAGGGTATACCATCCAACTCACAGGACGTGATACAGTCCCACGCGCAAGCTATTGAGGCGTATATTCACGAACACGTGGGTATGGACTCAGAGAGCGGTGATTATGGGAGGATGTACCTCGATAGAACACTGGAGGACTGGATAGGATACCGCATCGACGATAGGACTAAGTTTGACTTAACCATCAGTTCAGGCCTCGCATTGCTTGCCGCACAGAAGGTAAAACAGGAGCGGAAGACGTCCGATATGTCGAACAAAGTATTCCTCAGAAGATTCAAGGATGTAAGTCGTTAGGCGACAACATATTATTGGGTATATTTGCATATAAACTGGGGACAAACAATAGGTATGGAAAAAAATAATAAG